TTGACATTCAGTGTTTAGTTCTTAAATACAAACCACAGAAGTTTGACACCTATGAAGATGAGATTCAATTTCTCATTGGTCATGAAAAAAGAAACAAGTTTATCACCAATCTTGCTATTGACTTGAAAGGCAATACTCTCATTCTTTATTCAAGAGTTGAAGCTCATGGTAAGGTACTTTTTGAGATAATAAATAAAAAGGTAACAAGTGAAAGAAAAGTATTCTTCATCCATGGTGGCGTGGATGCTGAAGATAGGGAACTTGTAAGAAAAATTACTGAAGAAGAAAAGGATGCAATTATTGTTGCTTCTTATGGAACATTCAGTACAGGTATTAACATTAAGAACTTACATAATGTAATCTTTGCCTCTCCTTCTAAGTCCAGAGTGAGGAACCTTCAATCTATAGGTCGTGTTCTGAGGAAGGGTAAGGATAAAGTAAAAGCAAGACTATATGATATTGCTGATGACCTAACAATAGGGTCAAGAAAAAATTATACCTTAAATCATTTTATTGAAAGAATCAAGATTTATGTTCAAGAACAGTTCAATTATGACATTATCTCTATTGACATAAAAGACTAGAAAAGGAGGATTGCTTATGATGGAAGATGATTTTTATGCAACAATCAAATTCAAAGGTGGTGATGAAATCTTTGCAAAGGTAGCAGCTACAGAAGAGGATGATAGAACTTTACTGATTTTATCTAATCCTATTGTTGTAGAGGAAGTAAAGATTAGAGGTAAAGTAACAGGATACAAGTTTGAACCCTGGTTGAAGACTACAACAGAAGACATGTTCATTGTAAACATGGATGATGTTCTCACTATGAGCGAATCATCTGATGTAGAAATGATAGTCAACTATCAAGATTTCATTAGAAGAATGTTTAAAGGTGATGGTAATAGTACCAAACCTAGTAAAGAGATGGGATTTATTTCTACAGTCTCTGAAGCAAAAGAAGTTCTAGAGAAGATCTTTAATAACAGTTAAGCTTAAAGCTATAACTCATCTTTAATGTGGACAAACCTAGTCTACACATGATTTCAGAACTTGTCAACTATTTGATTTCCTGATATACTAATAAAAGATTATGATACATTATGTCGGTACTCTCTCCAAGATTTAATCAGATGAAAAGAGGCAGAAACTCTGAACACTACGTGAATAACAAAGAGTTTCTTGAAGCTCTGGAAAACTACTTTGCTGAAGTGAAGCGTGCAGAAGCAAATGGTAAACCCAAACCTCAGATCCCTTCTTACATTGGAGAGTGTTTCCTAAAGATTGCTAATCACTTGTCATACAAACCAAACTTTGTCAACTACATGTTCAAAGATGACATGATTTGTGATGGCATTGAGAACTGTGTGAGATATATTCATAACTTTAATCCTGAGAAGTCAAAGAATCCCTTTGCCTACTTTACTCAAATCATCTACTATGCTTTCCTGAGAAGGATCTCTCAAGAGAAGAAGCAGTTGGAGATCAAGAACAAAATCCTTGAGAAGACTAACTTTGATGAAGTCTTTGATGCCAATGACCTTGACAGTGGCAACTACTCTGACTACAATAGCATCAAAGATAATGTCCATAGTAAGCTCAGGTATTGATGAAGGTAGCAATAATCACTGATACTCATTATGGTGCAAGAAAGTCCTCCACCTTGTTCCATGATTACTTTGAACAATTTTACAAAGACATTTTCTTTCCCACCCTAGACAAAGAAGGGATTACAACAGTAATTCACATGGGAGATGCTTTTGATAGTCGTAAAGGCATTGAATTCAAAGCACTGACATGGGCACAAAGAGTTGTCTTTGATCCTCTCAAAGAGAGAGGTATTGATATGCACCTGATGGTTGGTAACCATGATGCATATTACAAAAATACCAATTCAATCAATGCTGTTGATTTGCTTCTGAGAGAGTATTCCAATGTAAAGGTATACTCTTCTCCCACAGAAGTCAAGGTTGGTAATCTAGATATCTTATTCATTCCTTGGATCAATGCAGAAAACGAAGAGAGTACTATCAAATCTATTCAAAATACAAATTGCACTTGTGCGATGGGGCACCTTGAACTCTCAGGATTTAGAGTTAATCGTCAAATCGTCATGGACCACGGTCTTGAGAGCAAACTATTTGAGAAGTTCTCCAAGGTCTTCTCTGGTCACTATCACACTAGATCGGACAATGGGACAGTCTTCTACCTAGGAAATCCTTATGAAATGTTCTGGACTGATGTAAATGATACTAGAGGTTTTCATATCTTTGATACTGAAACTCTTGAACATACACCAGTCAACAACCCATATAAGATGTTCCATAACATCTATTATGAAGACACTGATCATCAACTTTTCAATTCTGAACCATATGAGAACAAGATTGTAAAGGTCATTGTTCGTAAAAAGTCAGACCCAGCAAAGTTTGAGAAGTTTATTGATAAACTTTATACTGCTGGTGTGGCAGAAATGAAAGTTGTTGAAAACTTTGAATTCACTGGTTGGTATGGAGATGAGACTGAAGCATATGAGTCAGAAGACACTCTTTCTATCTTAGATAGATACATTGAGGAGTCTGAAACAGAACTGGATAAATCTGTAGTCCAGAAACTTCTGAAGGACATTTACCAAGAAGCTTGTGAGTTAATTTGATGTATCTTTTAACAGTCATAGGGAAAGAAAAAGAAGGTGCATTTTCACTGACAGATGATGATGGAGATCAAGTGCTCTACATCTTTGAAGAGGAAGATGATGCCATTCGCTATGGACTGATGTTGGAAGAGGAGAATGGATTCCCAGAGATGAAGGTTCTTGAGATAGATGACGATTTGATGATAAAAACTTGCGAAATACATGGACATCGTTATACAATAATAACACCCAACGACATTGTGATTCCTCCCTCTGATATTACATATGATACTGTTTAAATCTATTAGTTGGAAAAACTTTCTCTCAACAGGGCAACATGAAACTAGAGTCAACCTGACTGAGAATGGAACTACATTGATCATTGGGTCTAATGGAGCAGGTAAGAGCACCATCTTGGATGCTCTTACCTTTTCTCTGTATGGAAAGGCATTTAGGAAAATCAATAAACCACAACTTGTTAACTCAATCAATGAAAAAGATTGTAGAGTTGAGATTGAATTCACTGTAAACAATACAGAATGGAAAGTTGTAAGGGGAATCAAACCTGCAGTATTTGAAATTCATAGGGATGGTAAACCTCTAGACCAAAGTGCTTCTGCTGTTGACCAACAGAAGTGGTTGGAACAAAACGTTCTGAAGATGAACTACAAGTCCTTTACTCAGATTGTGATCCTGGGTAGTAGCACCTTTGTTCCATTCATGCAGTTGACCACCTCTAGTCGTAGGGAGGTCATTGAAGACCTTTTGGATATCAAGATCTTCTCTGCCATGAACAGTTTGATTAAAGATAAGATCAGAATGCTTAGAGAAGACTCTAAAGTTCTAGAACTGAAGAAGGAGTCTCTCAAAGATAGAGTGGAGATGCAGCAGAAGTTCATCAAAGAGATTGAAACACAAAGTCAGAGTGATATTAAGTATAAAGAAGATAGGATTGATGAACTTGGAGATCAAGTGACTGCATTTATGCAGGACAATGAAAAGTTGGAAGCAGTCATTGAATCTAAGAAAGAAGAACTGAAGACCTTTGAGAATGCAAAGAAGCAACTGCGCTCTCTGAATAATATCAGAGGCAAACTCTCTGCAAAGATTACACACATTGAAGAAGAGTGTAATTTCTTTACAGAAAATAGGGTTTGCCCTACCTGTAATCAGGATCTTGAGGATGAATTTCGTGTAAATAGAATTGAGGACTCCAAAAATAAACAGGAGGAATTGCAGAAAGGTTTTCAGGAACTGGAGGAAGCAATTATTAAAGAGGAGTTGAGGGAGTCCACATTCAACAACATCTCAGATGTAATTTCTAACCAACTTAATGGCATTACTAAGAACAATACAAACATTAATAGTTGCCAAAAACAAATCAAGCAACTTGAATCTGAAATTCAAACAATTACCAAGGGCATTGCAAACAGAAATTCTGAGAATGTAAAACTAAAAGAATTTAAAACTAATCTTCAAAATACTTATACTGAACTGGGTGAAAAGAGGGAGAGTGTCTCCTATCATGACTTCACTTACAATCTTCTCAAAGATGGTGGAGTAAAAACAAAAATCATCAAGAAGTACCTTCCTCTTATCAACCAGCAGGTTAATAAGTAT